GAAGACGGACGGCACCGCGTGGCGCTCGACGACTCCGAGGGTCGCGTCCGGCGTGACGCAGATTCCTTCGAGCGCGTCGATCACCTTCGACACCGACCTGAGCCTCACCGCGCAGGTCGTGCTCGGCACGAACGCATCGCTCGTCATCACCAAGGCGCAGGACGGCGGACGGTTCGCCCTGTGGGTCAAGCAGGACGGCACCGGCGGACGCACGCTCACCCTTCCCGCGAACTGCCGCTACCCGGCCGGCTTCAGCCCGGTGCTGTCCACCACGCCGAACGCGCTCGACCTGTTGCAGTTCGTCTTCAACAACGGGCAGAACACGTTCCTCGTCACGCTCGAAAAGGACATCATCGGCGGCGCAGCGGCCGGCGCGATCAGCGTCGTGACGATGCCGGTCGTGACCCAGGATCTGACCGCCATCGGCACCATCGACTGGCGTTATCTCAGCCCACCCGCAGCGGCGACCTTCGACGATTTCAAGGTCGGCGGCGGGTTCATCGCGTCCGAGTTGAACCTGTCGGGCATGGTGCGAGCAGACAACCCGATCATCACGACGCCCGTAAACGCGACATGGACAGACGGCATGAACTCCGGCGCCGGATCGACTGGAACGTGCGCGAAGTTCGACCCGACGACTGCCGGCGTTGGCGGGCATGTCGAGTTTCGCCCGCCCGCCGGACTTGCCGCGCGTAAGTGGCGGATCGCGATCGCGACGCAATCGTCCGTCGCGGAGACGAATCCCTTCTCGCTCACGCTTCACATGGAGGACGGGAGCGCCGACGCCGGACCGTTCTACCCTGCAACGGACGGCAGCGGCAGCACCGTGATGACCATCTACGAGGTGACGTACTCCGCAGGCGTCGCCAGCACGTACCTGCAAGCGCACGTCAACAACATCAACGGAGTAACGGCGACGGCCTTGTGCATTCAATCGGTTGCCTACGGAGCCTGAGCCATGACGCTGATCCGTGCAATCAGAGAGCGAGGAGGCGACGACGGCGATCCGTCCGACGAGTTCGCGTCGTACACCCTGCTATCGACGCGCCTCGGGAGCCTCGCCCCGAACGCGCCGCTGATGGTCATGGCCCCGGAGAAGATTCTGGTCGACCTGAAGATGGTCGACGCCGACGTGATCGGGCCTATCAACGTTCACGCTGGCGGGGAATGGCGTTTCGATCCGCGCGTCGATACCCGCCTCGTCTGCCACAGCCTCGTGATTCACGACGGCTGGGGCCGCTCAGACGGCCAGCTTGACGTGTCGGCGCATCCGACAGACCTTCAGATCGACCTCACCGGCGCCGCTGCCACCGTCAACGGCTACACGCCTGCCGAGCGCACCGCGCTCGGCATCGGGACCGGCGTGATCCGTGGCTTCACGCACACGGCCTCCGACGTGCCGACAGGCAACGACGGAAACAAGAACGACAGCGGCGGCATCCCACGTTCCATTCAGGTCATGGGCACCGGCAAGCTCCAGCTATTCGGCAAGGGGCCGCAGGTCCGCAGGCTGAACGCGCACTGGACCAGCGGGACGGTCCTCACGCTCGACTCGCCGCTCACCGCCGCCGCGCCCGTGGGGACGGTCGTGCTCGTGACGCCGACCGACCGCTTCAACACAAGCAAGCGCACCGAGGAGAAGACCCTCGCGGTCGCGGCGAACATCGGCGACACGACGATCACCGTCAACTCGGGTCCGGCGTTCCCGCATTGGGGTCGCCTCCAGTACGCGACCGACCTCGGCGTCAGCCTCACGCCGGGCCGCTTCACGAACGGCGACACCAGCTCGTACACCGGCAGTCTCGCTGGCGGCGTGCTGACGATCACTGCGGTCGCCTCGGGCACGATCACTGTCGGGCAGCGAGTGCGGACCAGGGCCTACACGACGCTGCTCATCGACCCGCATGCGACGAAGACCTACGTCACGGCGCAACTGACGCAGACCGGCGCGCCCGGCGGGATCGGCACCTACAGCGTGGACAACGCCGCCGCCTCGCTCGCTTCGACGAACACGCTTTGCTTGACTGGCATGCGCGCGCACGCCTTCGTGCAGGACACGATCGACGAGCGCGCCTTCGTCGTCATCTGCCACAGCAACGTCCGCATTCGCGCCTACGACCTCGGCAACACCGACTTGGCGTTGAAGCGCTTCGGCTGGCACGGCATGGCCCACGACCTGACGACCGACGTGCAGATTCAGGGGATCATGGGCATCGACTACGGCCAGCACGGCCTGCTCGGGCGCTACGGGTGGCACTGGCACTTTCTCAGCTACAACGCGAACGGCACCATCAAGACGACCGGCGTCGCGGGCTCGACGCCGTTCTCGCAGACCGCCGCGCCGGCCGGCCCGAACTTCCCTCCGGGCAAGGCGGTCCTGAAAAATTGCATCTTCTATCGCGGCCACAACCGAGCCGGGCTGCTGCACGGCTGTCGCGGTGCCGTCATGTCCGAGAACGTCTTCTACAAATCCTTCGGCCACGCCTTCATGGAGGAGGACAGCAGCGAGGAGGACAACACTGTCGAGCGCAACCTCGCGATCCGCGCCGAGGGCGCTCCGGAATGGGCGACCATCCCGCCGCTGAAGTACCACGAGATCACCGAGCAATACGCGGGCGACGCCGGGCCTTCCGGCTTCTGGTTCGGCAACCCTCGCAATCGACACATCGACAACTGGGGCGTCGATTGCGAAGGCCACGGCTTCTGGAACGGCTTCGCGCACAAGAACAACGGCGGCGTCGGCGGCTGCACGGGCCTCTCGTCCCAGGTGCCGCTGTTCGCGTTTCACATCCCTCTGAACACCGGCACCAACGACGTGTGGGAGGGCAACACCGGCTTCTGTTGCGGCATCGCCGGCCGGACGAACATGAACCCGTACAACGAGCGCGGCAACGGCCTCGACTACGGCGTGCAGTCAACGCATGACGGGACGCCCACCGGCACGAACATCGACTCCGTCTTCAAACGCATCGGCATCCTCAAGTCAGGCGGCAGGGCACAGCCGAACGGCAGACACAGCGAGGCGTACCACAACCGCGTCAACATCGGTCGGTACGAGCGCCCGGTGACAGCCGACAACTTTGGCCCCGCCTTCAACGGACAGGCGCAGGGCGGCTCGTCGAACGAATGGGCGCTCGGCTTTGGCTACACGCTGAACAACGCCGAGGGCGTCGACCTCGGCGTCTACGCTGCCTCGTATCACGGCCTGATGAATTTCCTGAATAGCAGCTACTTCAACTTCCACAGCGCGGCCCCGTTTGTCACCGAGCCCCGCATCGTCAAGCGGTCCTGCGTCCTCGACACGTGGGACCTGTATACCGACCCGCTTCACACGTGGTCGGTCAACATGTCGAACTGGCGCATGCTCAACAGCGGCGGCGTCTATCAGTCGCCCGGCCCGCAGATGCTGAACGACACGACGACATACGACGCGATCTTCGGCTCGCACCAGTACGAGGACTACGAGGTCAACACACACGACCGGCACATGGTCGGGATCATCTACGACCACTACGGATATTTCAGCGAGGGGCCGACGAAGTCAGGCGTGCCGTGCGCACACATCGTCTATGACCAGCCGTTCGTCATGAACGGGGTGACGGGGACGGCGCTGGAGATCAACCCGTTCTCGAAGGTGACGACGACTCCCTTCTTCGCGCATCAGCAGGGTTACAACACGTCGATGGACACGCCGATGCCGTGGGGCATCTACCCCGGCAACATTGCTTACTCGATAGACAACGCTCTGCAATGGGAGCGCTTGAATGCCTCGTTCGTCGGGACCGGTGCCATCCTCGCGGCGCGCGACTCTCACTATCAGCATGACCAAGGCACCGACGGCGTGCGGTTCAAGAACGTCGCTGGCGGCGGCGTCGCGCCGAATCACGACGAACTGTGGTCGTCGATCTTCAACGGGAACAAGTTCGGCTTTTTCCCATCGGGCTCGATCGTCAAGTTCACGATCCCGGGCGCCGGCAATCCGGGGAAGACAAACACCGACTATGGTTTCCTCAGGAATGCCAGTTTCTGGATCGTCAAGGTTCAACAGGCGTACAACGCGCGCTTCGCGAACGACGTGACCGACACGGTGACGATGAGCTTCCCGGTCAAGGGCACGCGCAACGTCACCTCGATGGCGAACGGCGGCTTCACCTACACCTCGTCCGGGACGACCAAAGCCGAGTTCGATGCCGCGACGCCAGCCGATCACAAGTACTGGCACGACAAGCCGAACAACGCGCTGTACGTGAAGTTCGACGGCAAGTCGCACGCAAGCTACTACATGTTCTCGTTCACGACGACATAGGAGGATCGGTGGCACTTCTCCAGCCCGGCCAGATGGATCAGGTCGTCGCCCTGCAAACGCTCTCGCCGGTGAAGGACGAGTACGGCCAGCGCGAGAAGTGGACGAACCTCACGATGGTCGCCGCCCGCTGCGAGCCGCTCGACGGCGGCGACTTCATCGCTGCCGGCGCGATGCAGAACCCGGTGTCGCTGCGCGTGCAAATCTACTGGATACCGAACCTCCCCTCGGACGTGCGCGTGATCTGGCGCGGCCGCACCTACCAGACCACCGCCGCGCCCGTGGACGTGGACGCTCGCCGCCAGTCGCTCGACCTGATGTGCATCGAGGTGCCGAAGTGATGCAGGCCAAGGTGCGCGGGATCGCCGACTACAAAGAGGCGCTGAAGTCCATCGTCCCGAAGCTCCGCAAGCGCGCGGTGGCCGACGCGCTCAGGGCCGGCGCCCGGATCGTGCAGAGAGAGGCGAGGCGCAACACGCCAGTGCTCGCGCGTGCGACGGCGACGCGCACGCCCGGCACGCTGCGCCGCGCGATCTCTGTCCGCACGAGCAAGGTCGCGAAGTCGCAGGGGAACATCGGCGTGTTCGTGAACGTGAAGCCGTTGCCAGGGAACAAGTACCGCAACGTGAAGATCGGGAGCACGCGCAGGCGCGTACTCGTCAAGCGATCGCAGCGCGGCAGCAGCAACCCGAACGACCCGTTCTACTGGCGCTTCGTCAACTTCGGCACCAAGAAATTCCGGGGCGTCGGCTTCCTCGAATCCGGCGCCCGCAAACTGGGCGACGCGCTGACCGCCTTCGAGCAGTATCTCGGGCCGCGCATCCGCAAGCTGAACGACAACGCACGCGACCCGCTATGAGCATCGAGACAGACGTGCTTGCCTTGCTCGCTGGCTTCCCCGGCGTCGCCTCGCTGGTGGCCGGAAGGCTCGCGCTCAATGCGGTCAACGAGGGGACGCTGCTGCCGTACATCATCGTGTCGGCGAACCATTCCTACACGTTCACGCTCGACAAGACGATCTCGGCGGACGAGGCGGCGGTCACGATCGAGTGCTGGGGCAAGAGCGCCGCGCAGGCCGAGGCGGTCGGCGACGCCGTAGCCGCCGCCATCCTCACCGCGCCACTGATCACCGGCGCCACCGTTCTCGCGCGCGTCGGCGGCGTCGATCCGGAAAACGGACTCGACGCATCGGTCCTCACCGTCGAGTGGTGGGCGTAGGCATACTTCGCCCGTCGCCGCTTCGTTCTCAACTCAGGGAGCTTCAACCATGTCCAACAACGTCAAGGGACGCGGCGTCCGCGTCGAGTTCGGTGCCACCTACTCAACGGTGCCCATCGTCGTCACCGCCGTGACGAACGCGAACCCGGGCGTCGCCACCGCCGCCGGGCACGGCCTGCTCGATGCCGACTGCGGCTACTGGGACGGCGTCACGGGCATGGAGCAACTCAACGGGCAGGCGATCCGGGTCAACAACCCGGCCGGCAGCACGTTCGAACTTCAGGGCCTGAACACGACCTCGATGCCGGTCTTCAACACCGGCAACTTCATGAAGGTGTTGTCGTGGATGACCTTCGCCGAGTCCACCAGCTACAGCATCGGCGGCGGCGGCGCGAACAAGCTCGACGCCTCGCGTCTGATCGACATCATCGCGCAGGAGGAGAACGGCCTGCTCGCCGCGCAGACGCTGGGCTTCAACATGTTGGCGCAGACCGTGCCGACTGCCTGCCTGCAACTGATCGAGTCCTACGCGCAGGAAACGAAAAAGCTGTACTGCCGGATCACGCACCCTGACGGCGCGGTCCGCATCGCCTACGGCGAGCCATCGTTCCCGGGCGAGGACGTGCAGCAGGGCGCGCTCGGCACCGGCGCCCTATCGCTGGCGGTGAAGGGCTTCATCCTCAAGCTGCCGGCCTGACCCGCCCACATGGAGGGCGACAAGCTCGGCAGCGGCAGGACAGCGGCGGACGTGCTGCGGGACAGCCGCAGGCAGCGCACGAAGTGGTACGAGCTCGACACGCCCGCCCGGCGTGCCGTGCAGATCAGGCTCCCGCAGCAGGGCGAGCTTTACGACTTGCGGCTCTCGCGCTCCGCGTCCGACATCCGCGCCCTGCTCGGGCAGTGCGCGCTCGACTGGCGCGGGTTCACCGAGGCGGACATGCTTGGCTCAGAGCAGGGCGGCGACTCCCCGGTGCCCTTCTCCCGCGACCTGTTCGAGGAATGGGTCTTCGACCACGTGAACGACCACATGATGTCGCTCGCGACGAAGGTGATCGAGGACGCCAGGAAACGCGGCGAGTCGAAGGAGGACGCCGCAAAAAACTCCGAGACCTCCTAGACGCCGCCGCAGGGATCGTGTGGGAGGGCGAGCCGCCTCCCGTGCCCACTCCCGCGTCGCAGGCGGTCATCCGAAGCTGGAACATGCTGTCGAACGGCAGCGGCGGAATAGACTGGCAGGGCTTGCCGCTCGCCGTCGAGATGTACGGCATCGAGGATGTCGAGGCGGTGATCGAAGGGCTGCTCGTCATCAAGACGCACAAGCCGGACGTCGAAGGGGACTAGGGCATGGCACTCGCGACTCTATCGATCGACCTCGTCGCCAAGCTGGCCGACCTAGAGCAAGGCTTCGCGCGAGCCGCAGCGCTGGCCGACAAGACAGCGACTCGGATGGAGATGTCGTTCTCCGGCCTGACCAGCAAAGCGATCGAACTCGGCAAGGCGATCGGCGGCATCTGGGCCGCGAAGCAGTTCGTCGGGTTCATCAATGATGTCAACGAAGGCGTCGCCGCGCTCGAAGACCTGTCGGCGGCAACCGGGTCCAGCGTAGAGAACCTGTCGGCGCTTGAAGACGTGGGCCGGCGCACCGGCAATACGTTCGAGACTGTGGCCACCACGCTTGTGAAGTTCAACAAGCAGTTGAACGACGCGAAGGCCGGCGACGAGACGACGCGCATCTTCGAAGCGCTCGGGCTGTCGGTCAAGGAACTGAAGGCACTCGACCCCGCCGAGGCGCTTCGTCGAACAGCAGTTGCACTCGAAGGCTTCACCACCGAAGGCGACAAGGCACGCGCGGTGCAGGTGCTGTTCGGCCGGAGCATCCGGGACGCGGCACCTTTCATTCGCGACCTTGCTGAGCAGACCAAGCTCGTCGGCACCGTCACGGCCGACGCGGCGAAGGCGGCCAAGGCGTTTGACGATGCGCTTGCCGGGCTGTCGAAGGACTTGCTCGACGCCGCGCGCGCCATCATCGGCCCGCTCGTCGATAACCTCAACGTCCTGATCGCGAAGTTCAAAGAGGCGCGCGATGCGTCGCGCGCGTGGGCGAAGGAGGGGCGCGAGAAGGACGCGGCGGACTCGCGCGCGCAGGAACTGCGCATCGTCAACGACATGATCGCGGCGAACACGAAGCTGCTGGACGCGGGCAATCTGTCGCTGGAACGAAAGACGCGTTTGCTGAACCAGCAGCGCGGCCTGATGGCGCAGCAGGCCAACCTCGAAGCGGGCATGGAGGGAGGCGCGAGTCCGTTCGCGGCGCTGGGGCAAGTCGTCACGACGCCGACTGGAAAGGCCTCGCTCAAGGTGGCCGGCGAGGCGGAGAAGCAGACCGAGATACAGAAGCTCGTCGAGAGGTATCGCGAACTGTTCGAAGCCGAGCTGCGCGTCAACGACATCGACAAGGAACTCGCAAAGGCGAAGTCGCTGCTCGCCGATCCGAAGTTCGCCAACGCCACAGCCGCCGAGCGACAGGCCGTGCTCGACTACGCGGACGGGCTCGACAAGCTGCGCGCCGCGTTCGAACAGGCCAGCAACGAGGCGACGCGGTTCCGGCTGGCGGAGGTTCGCGACACCGAGAAGGTCAACGAAGCGCTGCGGCAGTCCAAGGTCGCGCAGATGGAGGAGATGAGCCAACTCTTTCGGGCCGGGCAGGGCGACCCATCGGCTGCTGCGATTCGCAGGGAGGTTGACCTCCGCAAGTACCTCGACGAGATCGGCGCGTCAGCGGCTAACGCGAAGGCCGCGATCGAAGCCTTGCACGGCACTGGCGACCCCGCACTGCAAAAGCTGAGCGACATGGACATGGCCGTGCAGGACCTCGGCAAGTCGCTCGACGACACGCTCGGGCAGGGGCTCGAAGCGATGCTGACGGGCCACTTCGACAACATCGGCAAGCTGTTCCAGCGGATGCTCGAACAGATGGCCGTTAAGGCGTTGCAGGCGAACCTCATGGACAGCCTGTTCGGCGCGATGGGGGCGGGCGGCAACCGCGCGGGCGGCGGATGGGTAAGCGCGTTCATGTCGGCGGTCGGGTGGGGCGGCGGCAAGGCGAGCGGCGGGCTGGTCGCGCCGTGGTCGCTCACTCAGGTGAACGATCAGGCCGGCGCGCCCGGTGTCGAGGGGTTCTCGACCGGCGGCAAGGACTTCTTGCTGACCGGCTCGCAGGGCGGGCGCGTCAACAAGGCGGGCAGCGGTGGCGGCGCCGCCGTGGTGCAGGTCAACATCGCGGCCGGCGTCTCGCGCAACGAAGTGGCCGCTCTCATCCCGGCGCTGAAAAGCCAGATCAAGGCCGAGGTGATCGCCGCCATGCGCCGGCCGGGCTTCTCTGGAGGGTGACGACGTGGCGACCTTCAACTACCCGTCCGCGTTCATGCCGCAAACCGCAAGCTGGGGCATCCAGAAGGCGGGCGTCAGCTTCCGCTCGCCGATGGCCGGCAGCTTGGAGTCGATCGCTTTCCCCGGCGAGTTCTGGCGTATCTCGATCACGCTGCCGCCGGGCAAGCTGATCAACGGCGGCGCGGCCGAGGCGTTCTTTGCCCGGCTGGCGGGCGGCGTCGATCGGGTGCTCGTGCCCTACTGGATGCGGATGGTTCCACGTGGAACGATGCGCGGGAGCCCGGTGCTGGCCATCGCCGCGGTTCGCGGCGCCCTCTCCCTGACCCTCACCACCATCGGCGGCGCGAACGTGACGCTCCGCGCGGGCGACATGATCGGGCTCGGCGGGCAAATGTTCCAAGTCTTCTCGGACTGCGTCGGCACCGGCACCACGCTCGTCGTGCCGCTCGTCAACCGGGTGCGCGGCGCCATCGCCGCCGGCTCTCCCGTGACGTGGCAGACCCCGACCGTCCAGTGCCTGCTGCCGTCGAGTTCAAGCCAGCGCAGCTACGAGCCCGCCGTCGCCTCGGTCATGCCGATCGACCTCGAGGAGGCGCCCGCGTGAAGACGCTCGCCGCGCCAGCCGCCGCGCTGCTCGGCAAGCGGCTAGCGCTCGCGCAGCTGGTCGAGATGGACCTCACCGCGCCGCTGTACGTGACGACCGCCCGCGACAACATCGTGCATGCGGGCAAGACCTTTATCGGGGGCCGGCAGACCGCGATCGACGCGATTCGAGATCAGGGCGGCGAGATCGCCGGGCTTGCCTTTCAGCTATCCGGGGTGCCGAACGATCTGCTGGCCATCGCCCTCGCCGAGCCGATCCAAGGCAAGGCGGTGCGGGTTTACACCTGCATCATGGACCCCGACTCGCAGGCGATCGTCGATGTGCAGCCGGCATGGGCCGGCACGCTCGACCAGATGCCGATCTCGGAGGGGCAGGACTCGGCAGTGATCACGGTCACCGCCGAGCACCGTGGCATTACGTTCGCCCGAGCAAAGGGCGTGCGCTACGCGGACGGGGATCAGCAGCAGCTTTACCCCGGCGACCGTTGCCTCGAATTCATCGTGGCGCAAGCCACTCATCAAGACACGTGGCCCGCCGCCGCGTTCTTCCGACAATGACCGTCGCTCGCCTCAACGACTGGCAGTCTCGCCTCGGCGCCCTGCTCGCCGAGCGCCGTGCCGAACCCTTCGCGTGGGGAACGAACGACTGCTGCACGTTCGCCTGCGACTGCGTGCGGGCGATCTCGGGGCACGACCCGGCAGAGGGCCTGCGGGCGCACAGGACGGCGCAGGAGGCGACGAACGTCCTTCAGGGGATAGGTGGGGTGCAGGGCGCTGCCGACGCGCGCCTGGGGCCGCGCATCGCCCCGGCGCTGGCACAGGTCGGGGACGTCGGGCTCGGCGAACTCGAAGGGCGCGACACGCTGCTCGTCTGCGTCGGCGACGCATGGGTCGGTCCGGGCGGCGCGGGCACGGTGCGCCTGCCCTTCGAGGCGGTCGAGGCGACCGCGTGGAGGGCCTTCTAAATGCCTCAGGTCGTCGCCTACGCGGCCGCGTGGGTCGCGATCAACTGGGCCGGCGTCGCTGCCGTTTCGGTCGCGGCGCTCGCGGGGACAACCGCGTTCGTGGTCGCCTCGTACGCGATCGTGATCGGTGCTTACTACGCATATGGCACGTACCAAGCGCGAGCGGCGCGCGACAAGGCGAGGCAGTCGTTCAACGAGTCGTTGAAGGACCGCCTCGTCATGACCGCGACGACGGACGCGCCGCGCTCGCGCGTGTACGGGCGCTGCCGAAACGTCGAAGGCATTCTCTACAAGGCATCGCACGGCGCGCTGCAAGAGCAGTACACCTTCGTCGTCGCCATCGCCGGCCACGAGATCGACGCCGTCGAACAAGTGTGGTTCAGCGACGTGCCGGTCACGCTCGACGTGGACGGCTGGGTGCAGACGGAACCATTCGCGCTGACGAACAAGCTCTCGAACGGCGTCGCGGGGACGATGGACGGGAGCGGCAACGGCAGCGTCGGCCTGCCTCACATGCCCATCGCCGGCACCGTGACGGCGACGCAGATGGCGACGTCACTCGGCGACGTGGACCCGCCGATGGCTCTGACCGTGGTGTCGGTCGTCGGCAACGTCGTCACATACTCCGGCGGGACGAACCCGGCGTACATGGTTTCGGTCGATTACCAGTACGCCACGGTCACGTCGAAGGCGCGCGTGCGCTCCTACCTCGGCGCACCGGGGCAGGACCTGAGCGGTCCGCTCATGGCGCTCGGCGTTCCCGACATCGGGCCGCAGCACAAGTTCCAAGGCATCGCGTGCTTGCTCGTGACGCTCACCTACGATCAGGAGGCGTTCGCGCAAGGCGTGCCGAGCTTTTCCGCGACGATGCGCGGCGCCAAGATTCTCGATCCGCGAACCGGGCTCACCGCGTGGAGTCGCAACCCCGCCCTGATCGCCCGCGATTGGGCGTGTCATCCGTGGGGCGGCGGTTGCCAGCCGAGCGAGATCGTGCTCCCCGTCGTCACTGCTTCGGCAAACGCTTGCGACGTGACGCATTCGTTCGCTACCGACGCCGGGCCTGTCGTCGCGCCGATGTATGTCTGCGACCTCGTCGCGCCGACGCTGACCGATCCGTCCTCGACGATGAACGAGATCGTTACCTCGATGGCTGGCAAGTACGCATGGGTCGGCGGTCTGCTGCGGATCAAGGCGGGCTACTACTCCGCGCCCGCGTTCACCATCGACGAGACATGGCTGAACGGGGCCGAGCCGATCGAGATCACTGCCGGCGTCGCGCGCAACGATCTGGTGAACGTCTACCGCCCGAGCATCGCGGATAAGGATCGCGGCTATGCGGTCGCGCCGACCGAGCCGGTCATCGCGCAGGCATACGTTGACGCGGACGGCCAGCAGCTACCGCGCGACGTGACGCTGCTCGGCATCACGGACATCGTGCACGCGCGCCACGTGTGCGGCGTGATGCTGCGCGACGCGCGGCAGGCGTTGACGGTGAAGGTTCCATGCAACCTCAAGGCGTACCCGGTCGAGCCGTTCGATGTCGGTGCCATCACGCTCGCGCGCTTCGGATGGGACGCGAAGCAGTTCGAGGTTCTGTCGTGGGCGTTCTCGCCTATGGGTGGAGTGATCCTCACGCTGAAGGAAACCGCCGCGTCGATCTGGAACCCTGACTCGCTGTTCACCTCCAGCGACGACGCGCCGAACACCGGACTGCCGCTGCCCTGGCGCGTCGAGGTTCCGACCGGGCTCGCCTGCTCCAGCGGGACGATCCCGCTCAGCGACGGCAGCATCATCGCCCGGGTGCTCGTGACCTGGGACGCCGCGACGACCGAGGCGGTACGGCAGTCCGGCTTCTTCGAGATTCAGTACTGGCCGCTCGGCCAGCCGCTGCCGGCCAGCGAGGACGGCTGGCTCGCCACGCGCGTGCCGGGCGGCGCGACGAGCACGGTGATCTCGGGGCTGCTCGCGGACACGGCCTACCTGTTCCGCATGCGCGCGATCAACAGCATCGGCATTCGCTCCGCGTGGGGCGTGCAGGTCGTCCACATCGTCGCGGACCTACCGGCGGGAGCCGGCGGCGACTGGACCGACATCGCGGGCCGGCCGATCTACTGGCGCGCAGTCGCACGTGGCCAGTACGACACGGCCGGGCTGATCGCTTCGAACCTGTACGACGAGACCGGCGCAGCGGTGGGCTCCGTAGGCTTCGCCCTGAACCTCGACATCTTCAACCGCACGACGGGCGACCTGCTCAACACCGAGCATTACGACATCTGGACAGACCCGAGCAAGATCGACGCGCTCGCGGTCAGGCTCAACGGGCTCGGCTCCGACCTCGTCATCTGCCTGCGATCGGTCGGCGCGTTCGGCGTGCCGCAGAGGCTGTCGGGCGCGCTGCCGGCGGCGGTCTATCGCTGCGGCGGGTCGCCGCTGATCTACGCGAACCCGAACGTCGTCGTCCACGGCGCCTACGTGCTCGTCGCCATCGCGGCGTGCGGCGAGGGCAACGGCTTCGAGACATACGCCGGCAGCGTGCCGTCCCCGACGAACGCCTTCTGCGACGTGTCGTTCCAGATTCACGGCGGCACCTTCATGGTCACCGGCTCGTCGAGCACGCCATCGTCGCTCCGGGACTACGGCTACACCGGCACGCTCGACGCGACGACCGACATCGTGCTCATCGCGCGGGGCAACTGCGTCGTGGCAGGCAACCTCGGCGAGAAGATCGGCGGCGCCGCCGCGTGGGACTCGGACATCTACAGCCGCGACTCCGCCTACGGCGCGTGCATGGCCTCGGCTGTGCCGAAGCAGGTGAACGCCAACATCATGTTCGGCCTCAACAGCGACCCGCTCTCGGACCAGCACTACACCTCGCTCGACTACGCGTGGTATCTCGAAGCGAGCGGCGTCGCGACGATCTGGGAGAGCGGAAGCAACTCGGGCATGGCACCAGTCGCCTACGTCGCCGGCAACGTCATGCTGGTGCTGTACGACGGCTCATCGGTCCGCTACATGCAGAACGGGATCGTGCGGCGCACCGTGGCAGCGCCGCCAGGGCTGGTGTTCTTCCTCGACACCTCGTTCTACACGCCGGGCGCCAAGCTCGCGAACATGCGCTTCGGCGCCCTCAGTGCCAACGACTGGAACAGCATCGGGTACGTCAACGTGCAGACGGACCAGATCGAAGACGAGGCGGCGACCGTCGCGATGTTCGAGGTTTCCAACAGCGGGGCCGGCACACTTTGGAGCACCGTCGGCGCAGTCATCGCCAACTCGGTCGGGGCGCCCGTGACATGGATCAACAGCACCGGGGTCGCGCGGATGGTCGAAGTCTCGTTCACCGGCCTGCTCACCAAGTTCGAGACCGTCGCCAGCGCCAGCAATTACGTGCACTGGCTTTTCAACTACTCGATCAACGGCACGCCAGGCCACGTCTATCTCAGTCCGCACCAGATGACGACCGAGCAGCAACTGAGTTCGATCTCGTACGCCGTGTCGGTGCCGGCCGGCGCGACATTCATGGCACAGCTTGAAGTCCAGACAAAGAACGGCGCTGGCGGCAACGTGCAGGCGCAGTGGCTGAACGCTGTTACGCAGGTGACGGCAATCCTGAAGTGATAGGGTCGCGCTCATGGCCACCGGCAACGGCAACGGCTCGGTCTTCACGCACGCACGCGCCGACTTCTGGATGCGCGTCGCGAGCGTGTGCTTCGGCCTCTGGGCGCTCGCCATCCCGATCGGCGTCGAAATTCTGCGCGTCGCCTTGCGCGACATTCAGGCCGAGATCAGCCTGCAAACGAACAAGGCGACCGAGTACCGGCTCGCCACCGAGCGCCGCATCGTCGTTCTCGAGGAACGGCTGACCACGTTTGAGCGCGAACTCGCCGCCGCACGGCAGCGCAAATGAGCGACAACCCGTTTCCGCTCGGCAAGCCGGTCAACCGCCCGCCGCGGCTGGCCGACGTGCGCGTGCCGCGGCGCCCTGGCTGGTGGCGCCGGCCTGACGGCTCGGTCTACTATCGCGAGCCGACCGACCCGCCACCGGCCGGCACCATCCCCGCACGGAGAACGCCATGAACGCCAGCACCCTTCTCCTTATCGTCCTGCTCGTGCTCCTGCTCGGAGCGCTGCCGGGCCTCGGCCCGTGGTCGACGAACTGGGGCTACTACCCGGCCGGCGGCATCGGCCTGCTTCTCGTCATCGTGCTGGTGCTCGTCGCGATGGGCAAGCTCTAAACTCCACCGCCGCAACCTTCGGAGACTCAGCCATGACGAAGATTCAGGATCAACTCGCTGCGCTCAAGGAGCGCGTCGATGCGGCGCCCGCCGAGGAACGCCCGACGATGCTCGTCACCGGGCTCAACGCGGCGATGGCGCAAGCGATCTCGGACGCCAAGATGGCGGGCCTCAGCGACGCGCAACTGATGGGCTTCGATGACATACAGAAGGCGATGGACAGCGGGCTAGGCGGGGGCGATGTCGTCGCGCAGGCGCCCGCCTGACTAGGGGCAGGGGGGCGGATCGCCCCCCGCCAGAACGCCCTTTCCCGCCCCCCTGCCGCCCCCCAGTGCGACGCAGGGCGGTTCCCGCTACCACCCCCCTAGGATTGCCCCCGGTAGGTGCCCCTGCGCCCCCTAAGGGGTGCCCTAGGCGACCCCCTAGGCGTCGCCTAGGCGCCCAGGGCGGGGCGCCCCTAGGCGGGGCCCCTAGGGCAGATCGCGACGCACGAGGCGGCGGGCCAAAAAAAAAGGCCCCGATGCGCACGAAGCGCATCGGGGCCTTTCAAGTCGGGACGAACCCGACACCACTCACAAACGAAGATTCGCCGCCGCTAAGAGAGGCGACAGAGCAACACCGGACCGAATCGCAGCGCATCGTGCAACGCGATGCTGGCTTGCATGCGGCACTGATCGATGAGTCGCGACGCGGGTGTGCTTACGTAGAAACCGGCTCTCATGTTTCGATCAACCACCGGAGCTACAGCCGGACAGGCCGCAGGGGTCGTGCGGCGGCTCGGGTGCTGGCGGCGGCGGCACATACACCGGGGGCGGCGGCGCGACCGGCACGATCTCGTGCCGGCCGATCGTCGTCTCTGGGGCCTGCACCGATGTGCCGAAGACGACGACGAACAAGCCCGCGTCCTCGTGACAGATCGTGCCCTCGTCGTCGCCGTAGTGCGGGTTCGCCGAGTGGAGGTTGCCGACGTACTGGCAGGTGTAGGCGTACTTGCGCATGTCGGTCGTCACGCTGCCGCGACTGCCGCTTTTCACGAACGTCGTATCGGGGGCCATCACGCCGCGCAGCCGGACAAGCCAATAGTTGAACCAACTTGAGATCGAGCCCGGATTGGCGCTGCAGTAGTACGGGGTCGCGCAGTCCGGAGGGAGCGTGGGCGGCTCCGGCGGCGGCGGCGACGAAGGCTCGTCGTCGTCGTCGTCGTCGTCGTCGTACGGGTAGGGCGTGCTCGGCCAGCCCCCTCCACCACCACCCCCGCCTCCGCCGCCGCCGTCGCCGTCGCAGAACGCGCCGCAGTCGTCGTAGAACAGTGCCGTTTTCTTGGCCCTGTTTTGCTCTTTCATCATTGCGGCGAAGGCCACTTGTGCGTCGCGTCTGCTGAGTGTGCCGGCCTCGACCGCCGCATCGAGGGCGGCGACCTCCGCCACGGTTGCGGGGGCGCTGTCGCCGCCGCCTCCGCAAGCGACGAGCATGGATGCGCACGCGAGCGCGACGATCGTGAGCTTGGCCCTCATGCTGCGCTCCTGAACGACTCAGGGATGGGCTCGACCGTGTAGGTCCCGTCCGTCGCGAGCCGCACGCGTATCGGCGGGATGCCGAAACGCGAGTCGCGGTCTGACGTCTCCGCTTGGATCAACAGAGCCACCGAGCCGTCGTCGTGCAAGACGGCTCCGACGTGCGCGCTGTAGCCCGCCAGCTGGGGCGGGAACATTTCTTTCAGCTTCATGGTCATGGTCCTTCAAAAGGTCGAAACGGCGCTGGACCGCAGCGCCCACGGTGGGGCCCTTCCTTTCTCTCAGGGCTGGCGCCGCTTCGCTACCCTCAAAAGGGCGAGAAGCCCGCCGAACATCAGCGCCCAGGTCTCCGGCTCCGGCACTGCGGAGACTTCATGCAGGGTCGCAGTCCCGCCTCCCCAGTCGGCGCTGTGGTACCCGCCATATGGCACGTAGAAGTTCACCGTCATTCCCATGACGGACCAGCCAACGTCGTACGGAGCAAAGCGGATCGCGGTCACATGCCCGTCCTCCACCGTCACCGTGTGGGGCCCGATGCCGCCGGGCCAACTGCCGTCAAGGCCAAAGTGAAAGATCGAGCCGGACGCAGGGATCAAGGGGGGCGGTACCCGCGCCTCGCCAGAAAACTGAAACTCCCTCCCGGTGTAGACGCCATCGCCGCCATCGGCCAGCGTCACCCGCGCAGTGCCCGTGATCGGCATCGGGCCGGGGAAGCGGGCAGAACCGAACGCGGTCCCGCTCAGCGTGAACTCGAACACCTGCACGGCCAGCGCGGAGCCGGTGTGCAGCCCTACCGCGAGTGCGATCGCGGCGAATTTGAATCTCGGTTTCATGGTCTTGTTTCCTTGGTTTGAGTTGGCGCTGAAACCCGCAGCGCCTCGGTATCGCAATTTCCTTACAGGTGCTCGGCGATGAACTCGGCGAGCGGCCCGTGCCGAAACAAGAGCGTCGATGCGGACCCGATGACCTCCGCGTCTGTCGTCGCGAGCGCAAGCGTTCCATGCCCCGGGTACTTGTCTTCGTTGCAATGCTCCGGCGGGCTCACGACGCGATAGGTCCGGCATGCGGTCGGGCGATCGTGATAGATCGCGCAGTCGCCGTCGTCCTTCAGCATCACGCAGCGCCGGTCCGCATGGGGCAGCGCGCCGCCATACGGGCCATCGATCGCCGCCTGCTTGCGCACTCGCTCGCCGTCGATGACGTGCCCGACACGGCGTGCCGCATCGAGCGCAAGCAACGCTTCCGGCTCCGACACGCTCACGAGTTGGAAGCAGCAATGGTTGCAGTAGCGCGTGCACGTCACTTGCGCCGGCCCGCTCGGCTGTCGCATGTCCTGCTTGACCATCGCGCGATCTACGCGCTTGTGCATCAACTCGGCGACGCGAAGGATCGACTCACCCTCGACGTGCCTCTCGAAGATATGCCGCTCGCGCTGTACCGCTTGCGCCGTCTTGCCCGCTTGCGCCATCGCGTTCTGTTGCTGCTCGACGAGTCGCAGCAACGTTCGCGACCCGACGAGCACGCCTTCTGGCACGTGGCCGATAGGTGCTTCGATCATGGCTCGCCTCCCAGCTCGAGCACGCGTTGGCGTTCCTGATCTCGCCGCGCCCTCTTGCACGACAGCGAATGGATGCCGCCGAAGCACAGGCCGATGACGATGGAGAAGACGACCAGCACGATCCACTGCTTAGTCAGCGCGGCCGACGCAGCGCACGCATAGGCGACGACCATGATGAGAGCAAGGGTCAGTCTCATGCCATCCTCCTTTCGGGTGAATCAATAGGCAGCAGCGCGCGGTGTTCGTCGAGCACGTACTGCACGCCAGCCGCTCGAAGCAGTTCGCCAGCGACTGCCGACGAACCGAAGCGAGGCGACAGATGCTTGAGCGCGGACGTCAAGCGATAGCGATGCGCGATGTCATCGAACGCTTCGCGCAGCACGTGTCGAACATCGCTCACACCGTTGCGGTCGTAGTAATCGGCGCGATCGAACGGCACGAGAACGCCGCCCGATCGTTCGAGCGTGGTCGGTGCATAGACGATCTCGCCGACCTCGACCCAGCAGTGGATGAACGGGACGAGCGACGCGCCGGGTATCGACGCGACCTCGTCCGGCGTCGCCGCGCGCAGCGTGCCGAACGTGACGACGGCGCGCTTCATGTCGAGAGCGAGGCCCATCGACCATTGCACGCACGCATTGTTCGCCGTGCCCTTGTAGTGCATCGCTGCGTGCAGGTAGCGCAGCTCGCGGACGTGTAGCGGCTTCGTCATAGCGCCCATCCTTCGAGCATGCCGGCCGGCAGCAGTACGCCGAGAGCGCGCGCAGCTTCCTTCACGGCGCTTTGGTATTCGTCTTCGCTGCATGTGCGCGGCTCGATGTTCTCTGCATCCGAGTCCACGACGACGCGCAGCAATTCGCTCAGCACCTTCTCGTAGCGCTTCTCGCCGACAGTCTGCCCGGCCATGTGCGCGGCGACGAGCGCATCGGCGATGCGTTCAGACACCGTGCCTCGCGGCACGGGCTCGGGCGTCATGCGGATCATCAGCGCCGCCGTGGCGCGCTTCGCCTCTGCATAGTTGTTCATGCTGAGCCGGTCGCGGATGTAGCTCGCGAGCGCGACGCTGTCCATGTCGGTGAGTTCTTGCATCGACAGTTCTTCGTTCATGCTTTCCTCCCGATGAGGTTGCGGAGATAGAGGACGCCGAACGCGGCGCAGGCCGCGACGACGCACCACACGAGATAGACGATCTGCAAGTCGCTCACAGCGGGCCTCCGTTGAAGTGTTCAGCGATGAGCAGTAGCGCGACGAAGATCGCCGCGCCGATGCACGTCCAGCGGATGACATGTTCGGCGCGCGTCATGCCAAGTCTCCCGCGAGCAGCACGGCGAGACGACCGCGCGCCTCGGTCAACTTCTCCTGCAACGAATCGATGCTGCGCACGCAATCGAGGATGTCCGCCTCGTGCGTGCTCAGTTCGTACTGCGTGAGCGGCCGCACACCGTTCCCCGGTGTCGGCTGTTCGGTCGCATCGCGCAGCGCGATCTCGGCGGAGCCGATCTTGTGCTTGAACGATTCGATCTCTGCTTGCAGGCGCGATCGACGCGCGGGCGCCTTTGCCGTTGCGAGCGCTTTGACTCTGCGCGTCAGATGCGCGCGCAGTGCGCCGATCTGTCGCTTGTGGTTGGCTGTCGTCATGGTCATGGTCTTTCCTTCTTTGTGATTGGGCGTAGACTGCCCCGGTGGTAATGGTCTGGTCACGCTTGGTCGCGTGGTCCTTCGAAGCCCCCGGCTAGTAATGGCACGGGGGCTTTCTTTCATCTGCACGGAGCGAGCGCAGGGTCGTCGGGTTCGACGCCGTTGGCGATCGCCATCGTTCGATAGTCCTCGTGCAGCGCGTGCCCGCCGTCGTCGACGAGGCGCGGGTCCACGATGCCGCTGCTGCACTTCAGTCGCAGCGCGAGGTTGTGATGCGCGCGCAAGATGAAACCCGCGCACGTCGCCGGGCGCTTCTGTCCCGACGCATGACACGAGAACAGATGAGTGCTCATGTCGTAAGCGGTCGGCGCGGAATGCTTGAACGCCTCGGCCGGGAACTCGCCCGTCGCATCGACGCGCCACGGGCAGGTGTCGCACGGCTGTCTGCGGTACAGGTTGCTTCGCCCGCCAACGAGCGTCACGACAGCGTGATCCGGTCCGGCCATGCGCTTGCGCGTCACCTTGACTGGCTTCATCGCCGCCCTCCCTTCATAGGCCACGGTGCCGCGTCGATGGCGCGTCGAATCCATTCGCTCGCGCCGCCGATGTCTTCGCCGAGCACGCCCGCCTTGTTCCACATCGAGTCTGTCGCGCGGAAGTGATGCATCTTCATCGCCTCGCCGGTCGGTGACATCGGGCGTCGCCCCGTGCGCGGGTTCTTTTTCTTCGCTGCTTTCACGGCACTCTCCGATCGTTCTTGGCCGGCACGTTCTCGACTTCGCCGTCGAGCCAGATCGAAGTCGCGCCGCGCTCGGGGAAGAACACGGCGATGCCGCGCGCGTTGACGCGCGAAGCCGGGATGACGGTGCCGACGAGGCCCTTGAAATCCGGGTTCGCCTTGAGGCCCGCCGCCGTGATGCGGACGGGCTGGTCGGTGTCGATCATTTCGTTTCCAGTGGTGGTGGTCTTCTCGGTCGCGACGACGTGCGACGGTTCGATCCATTCGTTGCCCACGCCGCGCGCATGCGCACGCGCGACGAACGCGTTGCGCTCCCTGATCGTCTGGAAATGGTGTGTGCCCTCGTAGCCGCCCGGCGTGCCGGGCTGGAAGGTCACCTTATGTTTCGTCTGCATCGTTGTCCTCGCTGGTGGTGGTGGTTGAAAAGCCGATGCCGCAGGCGCGGCATCTGTAGTGCGTGACGCGACCGAGCCCGCCTAGCCATGCGGCGTCGCCGCCGCACGCCGGGCAATCTGGCAAGGTGTCGTCGTCGTCATCGTTCAATGTCTGCTCCATGTCGAGCCTCCATCGTGAGAGTGCAGACCGGACGCGATAGCGCGCGTGCTGACGGGCGTGTTCGCCATGATCTGTGCCTTGCGCAGCGCGTTGCGTACCTCGGGCGCCATGTTCGGCGTCGCCATCAGCGCGCGATACGCGCAGATGTCGCTAAGGCCCTCGCGGTCTTCGGCGCGCCAGCCGTTGAAGGCGACCGCGCCGTTGAGCTTCGAGACGACGATGGTCACCGTGCCTCGACCGATCGACTTCTGCAACTGCTCCAACGCGGTGAGCATCTTTGCCTTCCGCGCGGGCGTGACGTTCTCGTTTGTGAAGCACGGCATGGTCAGGCTCCCAAGTCGAGAGCACGACCCGCGACCGCGCCGCGCGTCGTCGCGTCGTCGTTGCTCGCTTCGAGTTCCAGCGCACGGCCGGCAACGGGCAGCGACAACTGATCTGCCGATTCGAAGTCGCCCGTCAGGTCGAGCACGGCGATGCGCGCGTCGTTCAGCCGTTCCAGTTGCAGCCCGTTGACGATGGACGCCGCTGTCTCGCCGGTCTTCTCGACACGTCGCACGATGTCACGCGCGACGGTGCGAACTTCGGCGATCGCCTTCGACACCTTGTCCTGCACGTCCGCGCTGAGCATGCCGGCCATCGCGCGCGCCTCGTTCGCTGCGGCGCGGATCGCCTTCGGGTCGGCGGCCGCCACGCCCTTCTGCATCGCGTCGATGAGGTCGCGCACCTCTGCGCCGATCGCGGCCGCTGCCTGCTGGTCGCTGTCTGCGACGCGCCCGGTGATCACGTAGACCTCGACGCGCGTGTGCACCGCGTTCACGTTGAACGCGTTCGCGAGTTCGTGCGCCTCTGCGATCGCAGCGGTCAGCTTGTCTTCGTTCGACTGCGGGCACAGCAGCCCGTGCGACGACGGGCAGCACACGGCGGCGACGACGCTGCGGCACTTGCCGCGCGTGATCACCGCTGCCTCATGCTCTTCGGCGTCGGTGATCTGGCGCGTCGTCTCCCAACGCGCGCGCCGCTGCTTCTCGCCGACCGAATGGTCCGCTTCGAGCGTCACCTTCTGGTAGGAGACGCCGCCGACGACGTTGGTCTTGAGACTGACGAGCAGGCCGGGGCGGATGATGGATGTGTGGGTGGTCATGGTCTGGTTCCCTTCTGTGGTTGGTGGTGATCAGAGATCGAGCGCGCGCACGTTCGCGGACGCGACGATCGAATGCCTGTTCGCGGGTCGTGCGCCCGTTGCGCCCCATGCGCGTTGCGCCTTGATGCGGTCCGGTTGCGTCTTCGATAGCGGCGACGTGCGCTCGGCGGACGCGCGCAGGTCGCTCGTCGTCAATGCACGCTTGCCGTCCGCGAACGCGACGAACATCGCGTCGGGTACGAGCGCGGCGATCTCGCGGCCGGTGAAGCCGTCCGTCGCCGCGACCGTCGCGTTGATGTCGATCAGCGTTTCGTTGCGCCCGTGCTTCGCCAGCGCGGCGCGGATGACTTCGATGCGCTCCTGTGCGCTCGGAAGATCGATAAAGAACCGCTCGTCGAATCGGCCGAGCAGTTCGGGCGGCAGCTTCGCCACGTCGTTCGCCGTCGCGACGACGAAGACGCCGGGCGGGCGCTCTTCCATCCACGTCAGCAGCGTGCCCAGCGCATCGGACGACACGCCGCCGTCCGCTGCGCCTTGCCCCGCGCCATCGAGCGCCTTGTCGATCTCGTCGGCCCACAGCACGCACGGCGCGACGGCCTCCGCAGTCTTGAACGCCTTGCGAATGTTCGTCTGGCTCTCGCCGATCCACTTCGATTGCAGCGCGCCCATGTCGAGGCGCAGCAGCGGCATCCCCCACGCGGCGGCGACCGCCTTCGCGGTCAGCGACTTGCCGCAGCCGGTGACGCCGCCGAGGAAGACGCCCTTCGGGGACGGCAGGCCGTAGTCGCGCGCTTCTTGCGAGAACGCATCGCGACGCTGCACGAGCCATTCCTTCAGGTTCTCCAGGCCGCCGACGCCGTCGAGGCCGGCCGGGTGCGGGTCGTGCCATTCGAGCACGCGTTCGCGCGCGATGATCCGCTTCTTCTCGCCCGCGACGATCGCCGGGCAGATCGTGCGCGTCTTGATCAGCGACGCGGAGAACGTCGACTGCACTTCTTCCTCTGACAGACCGAGCGCGGCGTCGATCGCCTTGTCGCGATTGCCATCGGGCAGCGCCGTCTCGCGCACGTCGGGCGTCAACCTGTTGAGCGCGTCGTCGAGCAGTTCGGCGACCTCGGTGCGATCGGGCAGCGGCACGTCGATGACGATCGCGTGGCCGGCGAGCTCGGGCGGCACCTCTGCGCTGGGCGTCAAGATGACGATGGCGCGCGCGTTGTCGCGCGCCGTCTGCGGCAGCGTGCGGCACAGCGAACGCAACGCACGCGACGAGATCGGATCGTTCTTCAGCACGGCCGGCAGGTCGCGCATGATCCAGACGCTGCGCTGACCCGAGTCGCGAATCGTCGCGAGCACAGTCTCGGGCAAGAACGCGCCCGGGTTGACCGGCCCCTCGATGTTCGAGATACCCGACGCGCAGTCCCAGAACATCGGCACGTACTGCGCCGACGTGGCGGCTTCGACGACGATGCGCTCGGCGCGTGCTTCTTCTCGCGTGACGAGCCAGATCAAGGGATTGCGCGCGCGCAGCAGCACGGAGATGTCAGCGGCGCACGCGGCGCCAGCGGTCTTGGTGGTGGTCGTGGTCATGGTCTTTCCTTTCGTGGTTGTGGTGAGTGGTGATGCTCTTGAACGGCACACCCGGAACCCCTCGCATGCAGGGGAACCGGCTAGGCGCTCTCTCTCTTAGTCGGGCTTCGCGACGCGCTGGAACGTCGTGCCGCCCATCGGCGCTTCGATCTCCTCAACGCCCGCCGTGCGCAAGAACAAAGCGTTGGCGGCGAGAACGTCCTCGGCGGTCAGGCGATTGGCGACGAGCGCGACAGCGACAGCGTGCAGCACGCTGTTGACGATCGCGCATGCAACGGTCGACGCCTCGCCCGCTTGCGGCGGGTTGTCAACGAACGGGACGCGCTTCGCAACGCGGCCGATCGCTTCGTTGAACTGCGTGCGCTTCTCGGCTGCGCGCTGCGCCGCCGTGACACGCGGCTTCGCTGCGCGCTTCGGCTTCGCTTTCGCCTTCGCGCCGTTCGTTGCGTCGGTCTTGCCCTTATTGGGGGTGGCTTCCATGGTCCTAACTCCTTGTGGTTGTTGCCGTCGAGACATTTCGCGGCGGCAAAGGCTGGTTGCCCTTGCCGCTGAGTCATGCCAATCGCACGCGACACGCCGTGCTCGGTTTCAGCCCCGCGTCCGCGTGCGCGCGTCGCGCGCCCCTAGCTGCGGCGGGCGGGTCGATCGCGTCGATGCGGTACAGATGCTCGACATCGCCGACCATCAGACGCACGGCGAACGTGCGCACGTTGTGGGCGTCGTTCGTCGATCGTCGATGCCTGCCCGTCGATCGTTCGTGCTGCGTGCGCGTGACCGCCGCTTCGACGTTGCGCGCCTCCATGTCGCCGAGCACGTCGCGTGCGTGGTACGTGTCGATCTCGTCGTCATCGATGTGCACGCCTAGCGCGTCGTCATGCGACACGCCCGCCCGCTTCTCTGCGTCACGCACCGCCTGTGCGAACACGGCGGGCGCGAGGTACACGGCGGGGCGCGTCACGTCGCGCCCCTTCCGTTACATGCAGGGCAGGGGATGTGTCTGCCGTGCGCTGCATCTGACTCGACGCTGTAGCCGTCGCCGCCGCAGTTGTGGCAGACGACCTTGCGGTTCGTGATGTGACGCTGCCCCTGATTCGCGGTGCGCAGCGACGTGACGTTGACGGCGAGGCACGACACGACCACCGCGCGTTCGTCGCGCACGTCGATGAGGTCGCCGGGTTCGACCTCGTGATCGCTGCCGCATCGGCCGGGCGTGCGTGCGACGTTGTCGAGCCGGTAGTGGATGACGTACTGCATCAACGCCCCCAGCCGAGTGCGGACGCGGCAGCGCCGGGCAGGTAGCCGATCTGGCCCGCCTCGCCGATGTAGACGATCAGCGCGTCGCTGTTGCTCGGGTCGTAGTTCGCGACCGCCTCGTTGAATTCCTCCTCGGTGTGGAAGTTCTCTTGGTCGGGCTCGCCGACCGTGTCGACAGCGACGACATTGCCGATCGCGTATTCGAACGGCCACTGCGGTTGATGCGCGAGGCGCACCTCGATGTTGTCGCCGTGTTCGTCGGCAAGCGATTCAAGTTCTTCGATCAGTTCGCGGATGTTCATGGTTCGTGGTCTTTCGTTGGGTGGTGGGTTGTTCGTTGTTCAGATCGCGGCGGTCGCGGCGATCACGTCGGCGAGCAACGCGCCGAGTTCGGACGGCACGCGCCGCTCGGGCGAGAACGTGCCGACGCCGCCGTCGTTCACGTGGACGTAAGCGCTGCCCGTCCGCTTGACGTAGATCGTCGCGTTCTTAGCGAACGTGATCTCGTCCGCGCCGTCGTCTTCGAGGAAGACATCGAGCGGGACGATGCCGCGTGCGTGCAGCGCGTCGATGATGATTTGAGTGCGGGTCTTGGTCGTGGTGTTCATGGTCTGGTTTCTTTCGTGGTGGTTGTGGTGGCAATGCGAAACGTCCTAACGTGATGTCGAGGCGTTTCGGAAGGCCACCGTGGGCCTTCGACGAGATCACGCGGCGCTGCTGCGTCACGCGTGATGCGTCTTCAATGAGCGTTCCGCGCGGCGGGTTGGTTGCTAATGTGTTGTCGCGCGGTGTTCGTGTCTGACGTTCGACCCGATCGCGTGCGCACGTCGCACGAACTCAACGGGGTGGCGTTCTGTCGATCGCCCTGCGCTGTCGCGCAATCCCCGTCTCGGGTCTGTGTGATGGGAGGTCATCTGCCCACCGTGTGCTGTTCGCACCTCGCGCATAACCCGGGACCTAGTCGGGTATCAAAGCGGTCGTCTTGTGTCTAGGAACTAGACAGGACGATTGTCTCATATATGTAGTGACTAGGAAAAGGGGGGGTCGGCCTAGGGGGTCGGCCCTATGAGGGATCGCACGCGGGGGGCGCGCCTAGGCGCCTAGGGGGGGCGAACGGCGCGCCCTAGGGGTCGCCTAGGGGGCGCGCGAGGCGACGCGTTGCACGTCGCCTAGGGTCACGCGTGTTGCGCGTTCGCCCTTCTTCTCTTGCGCGTCGCCAGCCTTGGTCATTGCTTCCCCCATAGATCGAACACGGCCACGTTGGCGGTACAGACGCACGCGCAGAAGCCCATCCCGACCACCATGTCCTGAAAGAGGGACGGCACCGCAAGCCCGACCGCGAGCGACAGCCAGAAGCCTTCGCGATTCAGCGAGCGCAAGAAGTCGCGCACCTCCACCTTACGCACCGCCCCTGAGGCGGTCCCTCACAGCCTTGATGGCGGACGCGCGGATCGCCGGCTCGGGCTTGCCGGTGAAGCCGGTTGCGCAACCTTGGCTCCGCAGGTCGAGCGCGTGTCCGTTTATGGCAGCGTGGTCGATCTCGACTTGCAGCAGCCGCGCCGCATCCTCTAGCGCCTCTCGGATGGCCTTCTGCTGTGCGTTATAGATCGCGCTGACACGGATCGCGGCCTCGGCCCATTCGCGTTGCATCGCCTCGGCGCTCGGCTGCTCGTCGTCGTCGGGTGGTGGAGTGAAGCGGGCTGCGATCCATCCGTCACGGCAGTAGTCGTGAACGTCAACGAGGTTCGCTTGCGCGTACCAGCGTTCGAAGGCGGCGATCTTGTCGTCGTCGGTCATCGCGGCCCCCTGTCGGTGTTCTTGCGCAGGCGCTTCCACCGCTCGGTCAGCTTGCGCCACCACGGCGGCGGCTTCTCTGTCGGTGCCTTCTTGTCGAGCGCGCTTTGCAGGCTCGCCGGCTCTCCCCACTGCGGCTGCTTCATGATCGATCCTTTCCTGTGATGCGCCACGGCGGCACGGCCTTGACGTGCGCGAGGCGGTTGCCCGGCACGATCCATCCGTTCGACAGCCGATAGCTCTCGTCGTCCCACAGCCGCTCGCCGATCGTCGCCTCGAAGTCCTCGTGCTCGGGGCCGGACACGCGCACGAGGTCGCCGGGCTTGAAGCGGTACTCGACGCCGGGGTTGCCGCTCGAACTGCGCCACGTATCGCGCATCGCGTTCCAGCCCGCGATGATGGCTTGCCGCAGTGCGTTCATGGGAACGCGACGCCAGCGGCGTCATCAGCGAGCGACGTCTGCCGCTTCTGCGCTTCAGCTGGTGGCGAGAGTTCGCATTCGAGGTCGGTGCCCATCGTGTACGCCATCGCGAGCTTGCCGTAGGTTGCCGCGTCGATGCCCGCGCACTGCACCCGGAAGCGGATGATCAGCGAGCCGCCCTCGATGCATTCGAACGAGAACTTGTTGACCTTGCAGTCGTGCAGATCGACGGGCTCGTCATCGACGTTGAGCGTCAGCGAGTAGCCTTCGAGCGCGCGCTTGTGATGCAGCGGCGCGAGATCGGGGAAGCGCACGTGCGGCAGATCGGACACGGGCAGCGCGAGTTCGCCCTGTCCCTCGTCGCTGCCGTTGCCCTTCCCGTTCGTCTTCTCGTACAGCGCGGCCTTGAGCTTCGAGTCGAACATCGCCAGCATGTCGTTGTGCCCGTTCAATTGGATGCCGAGATCGGCGCTCGGCACTTGCTGTTCGCCGTGCGACTCCGATCTGACGTTGTGGCTCGTGATGCGGATGCGTGTGCCCTCCGCGAGAAGGAATGTCGGTCGCTTGCTGCTCATCGTTGGTCCTTTCGTTGCACGACGTGCACGACCAGCACGACGCGTTCGCCGGGCCGGCAATGGTGCGACGTGCGCGGTTGATCGGGGTTAGCGTTGCGGGATGTCGCGCAGCTTCGGCTCCGGGTCGGCCGGTCGCCACGTCGAGACTCCATATGGCATCGTCATGGTTCTCCTTTCCCTTCTTCATTGGCGCTCGCGCGGCGAGCAAAGGCTTGCGCTGCAAGCGAACCGAAATTGATCACGAAGTCGCGTCCGAGCAGCGCAAGCAGCGCGCGCTCGATGATCTCGGTGCGAACGATCGCGCCCGCCGCCACGGCATCGACGACATCCTGCGCTGTCTCGTAGCCGCCGAACGGTTTGTCGGTCGTGCTCATAGCTTCACTCCGGGCAAGATCGAATCGGCCAGCGCTCGCAGCACCTTTGCGTCCGTGTCGTCCTTGCCGCGATAAAAAGCCATCACATCGGCAGCGCGCGAGAACACTCCGCGAAAGGTATCAAGCGGTCGGATGTCGTCAGGTGGAATGACGACTTCGAGCATCGCCTTGAAACACGCCTCGGCCGGATCGCGGTAGCGCCTCTCGTGCAGCGGTGCCTCGTCGTCGAGCCACTCGGACAGCACGTGCGCGCCGATGTCCTTCTGCGCGTCAGTCACAACGATTTCACTCATAGCAGCAGCTCGCTCTCGTTGACCTTGCGCAGCGTCGCGAGCACGGCTTGCATGAGCGCGATCTGCTCGCGCGCCTGCTTCTCGGTCATCTTGTTCGCCTCGACGCGGCGCGGGTAGACGTGCTCGCGGAACCTGATCTCGCGTTCGACGCACGCGATCTGGGCATCGATGTCTGTCATCAGCGGAAGATTCATCGCTGCCACGCCTGTTTCCAGAACACCGAAAGCTGCTCGTGTACCTCGGCCGACAGCACGCCGCGCGCCTCGTCGAGCACGAGCGCAGCAGTCTCGCCGTCTGTTGCCTTCTTGATCTGCTCCGCGAACTTCGCGTACTGCGTATCGTCGAACAGCCCACCGCCTTCGGCGCCGGCCTGTTCGACGACCGGAGCAGCCGCCGGGTCAGCCGTCGTGGCCGCCGGCTTCCCCGCCTTCTTCTCCTTCTTCGACTTCGCCGCGGCACGCACTTTCTCCAGACCGTCGCTCTTGACTTCGTCCGCCTTGATCTCGAACCACGCGTGCGGCTCGGACATGCCGTCGCGCAGCGATTGATAGATGCGCTTCAACGAAACGACTTGCGCTGCGCTGATCGCTTCGATGCGCTTCTGGATTCGCTTCTCTATGTGCTCGCGCGTCACGCCGAACTCTGCGAACGTCGCTTCGAGCGCGGCGATGCCTTCCGGCGTCGTGTTCGCCTTCGACGTCAGCGTGACGGACGCCTGCTGCATCGCCATTTCGGTAACGTCGCCGGGTATCTGCGCGAGGATGCACGCCCGCTTGCGTCGCTGCGACTGGTTCGCGCAAAGCTCATAGATGTCGCGTTCGTCCCGCAGCGCATAGCCGCCGTTCTTGGTGTCGCGCCAGTGCCGCACGTGGAACTGGATCGACTCGCGGCTGTTGTTCTCGTAGTCGATGGAGAACGCCTCGCACTCGGAGATGCCAACGCCATCTGCGCCTTTCGTGCGACTCAGTTCGCGCCACCCGTTGCTCATGTTCCCCCATTGCTGCGAGATCGCTTCCGCCGCACGGATCGAAGGCCCCGTGATGTCGCTGCCGCCGCGCGCGAATTGATACTGCGCTTGTTCGGCCAGCGTCGGGCGCGTGAACGCGTTCAAGATGCGATCGCTCGCAGCGATCTGATTGCGGGGGAACTGCTTCGCGCTCATCACCATCGCGAGCACTTCGGTGTTCGCGCGCGCGCTCTGCATCGCGCCGCCGACGTTGCGCTCGGCTGTCTCTTTGCCGAACGGGTTAAACGTCTGCGGCTCGTCGCGCGTGCGCGTGATGACTTCGCCGCTGTCGGCGTCGATCTGTTCGTTGCTCATGGTCGGGGTGGTCCTTCGTTGTGGTGCCGCTGATCCGCAGCGGCGACGGGGTTCTCTCATGCAGCGTTCGGCCTCTGCTTCTGGTCGCAGATGTCGCGCAGCAATGTGCTCGGGTCGTTGTTCGCGATGGCGGCGATCTGTTCCGCTTCATCGACATCGCGACGCGCTTTCGCCATCGACTGTTCCGCCTTTGTCATCTTGAACCACGCTGCATCGCGATTCGTCTGCACGGTCGCATGCCATACGCTGATGCGTTGGCAGTCGCTGTCGTCAGCGCGCGCTTCGTCGAGGCCAATAACGTTGCTGCTGCCTTCTTCGATAGCGGGAGGCGCCGGCACGGTGTACGTGTGATCGAGCTTGATGCCGTGGATCGATTCGGGCCAGAACGCGAGCAGTCCCTGTTCCGGCTTGCGCTTCTGCTTGCCGTCCTCTGCTTCGAGTTCAAGCGGCTTCGGATCGTCGTGCCACACCTTGCGCGCGAACGTCGGCAGCGCTTGCTCGATCACGAGCCCGAGCAACGCCGGGTCGTCAGCGACGAGGCGCCGCATATGTTCGATCCAGTCGGCGCAGTTGCCGCCGTCCTCTCCTTTGCCGATCAGGTAGTCGTTATAAATCTTGGCAAGGTTGCGGCGCATCGCCGCTGGAATGCGTTTGCTCATTTCGGAGTTCCTTTCTTGCGTGGGACAGGGATGTCGGCGAGCAGGGCCTCGATCGATTCGACATTCGACTTCACTGCTCGCATCTTCTCGCGCAGTTCTTCCACGCCGCCGGGGAAGTACCGCAGCAAGTCCTGCGCGCTCGCTTCGTCCTTGAGCCACCCGGGGAGGGCTTCAAGGATTGAACCGTGCGCGAAGTTCGCGCCATGATGCGCGACGTTCGCGAACGTGAGGAACACCGACTCGCGTTGGTCCTTCTCGCGTGCCACTTGCTCATCGAACAGCTTGCGGCCTTCATCGACGGTGATCTCGCCGTCGCTTACGCGCACGGCAAGCTCGGGCGCGATCTTGCGCAGTTGCGCGATGCCGTTCTCGCGCCACTCCTGCTCGCGCTTTCGGACCTCTGCCGTCTGGAATGCCTTGTCGAGCGTGATGCGTCCGAAGCGAACGTCTTCGACGAGGTCTTGGCAGAAGTCGCGCACGAGGAATGCCTTCGCCATCGTCTGCTTGTTGACCGAGGCTTTGCGCGCTGCTTCGACTACGCCTGTCGTCGCGGAGCGCCCTCCCTTTGGACCGGGGCCAGTTAGGGTATTAGTAGCCGAACTCAGCGCCCCGACCATCGCGAACTGCCCCTGCGTCATCTGCCTGCGCTTGCGGTTGCGCGACCAGATGAACTGCACGACGTCCTCGCCGTTCATCACGGCGAACCGCGGCTCGATGCCTGCGAGTTCGCATGCAGCGAGTCGCGTGCGGCCGTCGATCAGCACGCCCGCTGCATCGATCATGATGTCGTCGACGAGCCCGATCGTCTTCATGTCCTCCGCGAGCGATTCGACATCGCCCGGCATGATCGGAAACTTCTCCGCCTCGGGATGCACTGCGCTCGGACGCCAGCCCGGCGTTGCGATGAATTGCTCTGCTGATGCCTTCTTCGTCATGCTCGATTTCCTTTCGTGGTGATGAATTGCCGGTCAAACTTTTTCCGCCTCTCGTGCCACCCATGCGGGCATCTGCAATAGCTGGATGCCGTCTTGCAAGCGCGGCCACGTGTTCGTTGCGAGGCACTTCGCATAGAGGTCGAGCAGTTCGCGGTACTCGCGTCGGCCGATCTCAAGCCATTCCTCGGGCAGCATGTAGGCGGCGGCGGCGAACGGAAATCGATCTTCGACCGCGACGAAGACGAAGCCGACGACCGGGTGACCGCTCGCGATCTCATAGCCGATCGAATACATCGCCGCTTGCCGCGCGTAGCTCATGCGCGCGACTTGCAGCGCGAATTCGCGCGCGCTGACGTCGCCGTATCCCTTCATGTCGAGCAGGATCGATTGCTTGCCGCGCTTGCCTGTCGGCGATCGCCAGTCGGGGCGGCAGCGGCAGCGCACGCCGGTGGTTGCATCGATCCAATACGCGCTGACCTCCGCTTGGCCATCGCCCATCAGCGCGGCGACATCGGGCAGCGATCGGATCGAAGCCGCCTGCGCGAATGCAACGTCGCGCTGGTCCGGCGTGATGAGCGTCACCCCCTCGCCGACATGCTTCGCCATCGATCGCGCGAACTCTTTCCACTCGACAAGGCGCTTGTCGTTGATCGGGCCGACCTTGTAGCGCTTGTCGAATTCCGCCGGCTCCAACGCCGCGCAGTGCATCAAATTTCCATCGACGTGCGAGCGCTTGTCTTCGGGCGGCGGTCGATTCGGATCCAGATGCAGCGCGTGGAAGTGCTCGGGCGATCGGGCGATGTCGTTCAGACCGCTGTTGGAAATGGCACTACGGTCGGCATGGTAAACGTCGATCGGCAGCGATCGCACGATGCCCAATGGCTGGGCCTTGGTCCGGGTTCTCGTCACTTTTTTGGTCGGTAGGGTCTTCGGGTCGGATGAAAAATGTATACGATCCAACCCCTCCCCCCACCCCTTTTTTTTGACCCCTAGGCCCAACCCCTAGGCGACCCCCTATGAACGAACTGCAACGCGTTCGAGACGTGCTCTCGCGCTACAACTTGAGCCGCATTTGCGAGAAGACCGGCATTGCTCGAATGACGCTCATGCGCATACGCGACGGCGAGTCGTCGCCGACTTTCGAAATGCACGACAAGATCATGCGCGTCGTGATCGACGACGCCGTGGCGGCGAGCACCGCGCGGCGCAAGCAGTTGCAGACGATCAAAGCAGCCTGAGCGCCGTGAAAGCCGACGCGGCTCGCGAGCCGCCGTACCCGCCGACGACGCGGGCAAAGGGTTGGCGTTTCGAACTCGATTGCGCACGCATACGCGCGTCCGATACGTGGATGCTCGCGCCGCCAGAATTGCGGCCGTGGCTGCTGATGGTGTGGATGACCGCGTGGCAGCAATCGCCGTGCGGCACGTTGCCTAACGATGATGCGCTGATCGCCGCGCACATCGGCATGCCGTGCAAACAATTTGCGGCGTCGCGTGACGTGTTGCTGCGTCGTTGGTGGCTCGCGTCGGACGGTCGCCTCTACCACCCGGTGCTTACCGAGCACGTGCTGTACATGCTCGCTGGGCGACAGAGCGTGACGGACCGCGTCAACGCGTACCGAGAGCGCAAGGCGGCAGAAAAGGCCGCCGCAGACGCTAGAAGCGGCGAGCCCGACGGGACGTCTGACGGGTCAGAAAGGTCAGGGGCGGAGGGCGACGGTAACGCCCCTGTAACGCGTTACCAACACGTTGGTAACGCTCTAGACCAGACCAGACCAGACCAGACCAGACCAGAAAGTAAAAGACCTAAGAGACAGCATCCTGCGGATGCTCGTCATCTGCCCGAGGCAGATCACGCGTCAGGCGAACCCGGCGATGACCCCCAACGACAACTCGAAGGCGTCGCGGCAGCGAACGGCGCGGACGTGTATCGCGTGCCGTCGTGCCCGTACGAGCAAATCCTCGCCGCGTTTCACGAGACGTTGCCGGTGCTGCCGTCCATCGTCGTCTTCGAACAGAGCCGCAAAGGGCCGTTGCGTGCGCGGTGGACGGAAGTCTGCGCAGCGGAACATTTCGATCGCGCGGCTGGGCTCGCGTGGTTCAAGCAATTTTTCGAGATCGTGTCTCGATCGTCTTTCCTCACCGGACGATCGAAGAAGTGGAAGGCGTCGTTCGACTGGCTCATGAAGCCGACGAACTTCGCCAAGGTGGTCGAGGGCAACTACAGGAACGGACCATGACCAGCAAGCGATACAGCAACGCAGTGACGACGCAGACGAACGAGAGCGACAGCGATCGCGTCGAGCCCTACATGCCGTGCCTCGAATGTCGGCATCCGACGTTGCGCGCGATCCTCGCGCAGCACGGCGGTCGATGCACGCCGTGCTACGACTCGTACTGCCGCAGCGGACCGTGCGGCAGCGGCGAGTCGATGCGCGCGTTGACGCACGCAGACAAGCTCGCGCTGCTTGGCAAGTTGCAGCGGTTGACGCGCGCAACCAAAGCGGGCAACGGCGACGACCCGCGCGCATGGGCACGACGCATCATCGACAACGCAGAAGCGGGCGCGCATGTCGCACCATCGACGCTGCGCATGGCACGCGCTGCGCTTCCGTCGCGACCAACGCCACCGGACATCGAATCCGGGTGGGAGTAGCATTTCGGCCCGTGAAGGTCGCGCTCGTCATCCTCGGCCAGCCGGTATCGAAGTCGAACCGGTCGCAGATCATCGTCGTCAACGGGCACGCGTCGCTGGTGAAGTCGAAGGAAGCGCGGCAGTACCACGCGGACGCGACGCGACAAATCCCGGTGCGTGCGCGGTTGCGATTCGAAGGCCCGGTGCGCGTCACGTTGCGGTTGTTCTACGCGTCGGAGCGACCGGACATGGACGAGAGCGTCGTGCTCGACGCGATGCAGGACCAGTTCAAGCGCGTCGGCGACGAGCGCGTTCTCGTGCAGGCAGGCGTGTATCGCAACGATCGGCAGGTGCGCGAGCGGCACGTGTACCACGCGATCGATGCGCGCAACCCGCGTGCAGAGATCGAAGTCGAAACGATGGCGATGCAGCAAGCCGCGCTCGATGTCGAAGCCGAGGAGGTTTTCTGATGTCGGCGGTCTTGGACGAACCGCCATCGGCCGTCGTGGTCGTCGATGCGGTGGTGAGCGCGACGCCACCGCAGATCGTGTGCAAGCCGATCGAATCGCTTCGGCTGAACCCGCGCAACACGCGCACGCACAGCGCAGCGCAGTTGCAGCAGATCAAGGCGTCGCTCATCGAGTTCGGCTGGACGAATCCGGCGCTCGAGGACGCGGACGGCATCGTCGCTGGCCACGGCCGCATCACTGCGGCGAAGCAGCTGTACGAGGAATTCGGCATCACGATCGCGTTCCCGAACGGCGCGGAGATTCCGTTCGGCTGCGTGCCGACGTTGTGGTGCGAAGGGTGGTCGGAGGAAAAGCGGCGCGCGTATGCGGTCGTGGACAACCAGCTTGCGCTCAACGCGGGATGGGACGACGCGATGCTGTCCGAGGAAGTCAAAGCGCTGCTTGCGGCCGAGTTCGATGTCGGCCTGCTCGGGTTTCCCGACAACACGCTCACGGTGCTTTCCGGCGGTTGGGTCGAGCCGCCGTCGCATCCGATCAACGACATCGAGCGCAATACGCTGCTGATCGAGTTTCAAAGCGAATCGGATTTGCAAGCCGCGTTCACGGAATTGCAGGCGCGCGGTTGGGCAGTGAAAATCATGTCGTGATGAATACCTTCGAACTCACGCTGGAATCTCCGGTATCGACATCGTTTCGCTGCACCAAGGCGGCGAATTCTCTCGACATCGATGCGAAGAAAAAAGCGGTGCATCATTTCGAGGTCGAAGCGGATATCGAATCTCCGTTCAACGTCGGATTGATAGTCGGCGCGTCGGGTTCGGGAAAGACGACGCTGTGCAAGCACATCTACGGCGAGGATTGCTTCACCGAACTGCTCGACCTGTCCACGCCGGTGATCGAGCAGTTTCCGCCCGCGTTCAGCTACGACGAATGCGCGTCGATGCTGGCGGGCGTCGGGCTCACGGCGGTCGTGTGCTGGATCCGTCCCGCGTTCACGTTGTCGAACGGCCAGCGAGCGCGCGCCGAGTGCGCGTTGCGCATGGCATCGAGCAGCGATGACCCGATCACGCTCATCGACGAGTGGACATCGGTCGTCGATCGCACGATCGGCAAGGTCATGTCGCACTGCATCCAGAAGCACGCGCGAAAATTCAACAAGCGCGTGGTGTTGTGCTCATGCCATTACGACGTGATCGAATGGCTCAATCCGGATTGGGTGATCGACTGCAATAAGCAGGAGTTCATCGACCGGAGGTTGCTTTGGCGAGACTACAAGCGCACCGAGCAACTTCAATTCGACATCCGGCGCGTCGATGACCGGCGGACGTGGAAGTATTTCAGCAAGTATCACTATCTGAGCGACAGATTGCCGGGCGGGCACATCGAGTTGTACGGGTTGTTCCACGGCGCCGATCAAGTCGGCTTCCAGTGTTTCGCGAATTACGTGCCGTGGCGAAACGGCAGCATCGAGCGCGAGAAGATGCACAGCAACCGCACGGTGATCCATCCCGACTATGCGGGGCTCGGAATGGGTATCAAGGTCATCAACCTCACGTCGCTCGACATGATGGCGCGCGGTTACGACGTGTGGGCGAAGTTCTCATCGACGCCGATCTACCTGCACATGGCGCGACAGCCCGAGTGGCGGTTGGTGGACATCCAGCGCAAGGTGAAGACCGAGGTCACCGGCACGATGGCGCGCAACACCGGCTACCGCGAAGGCGTGAAGACGTACTCGTTCCACTTCGAGCCGGACAGGGCGAACGAGCGCAAGGCGGCGGCGCGTGAAGCAGCGGCGGCCGAGACATAGGCTCGGCGAGTCGAAGACGACGCGCATCCGGGAGGATTACCGTCGCATCCAGCCACTGTGCGAGCGCTGCCTGAAGCTCGACCCGCCGCGCGTCCGGCTGTGGGAAGAACTGGATCACCGGATCGCGCTGGCCAATGGCGGTGACGACTTCGACGTTGACCCGAGCCAGCGACAGGGCTTGTGCAAGCCGTGCCACGTCGAGAAGACACGCGAAGACCTTGGCCGGCGGCTGATCGGCGGCGCGGACGAGAACGGCCTGCCGACGAACCCGCTGCACCACTGGAACGTCAAGACGACGTGACGACGGACGGGGCAGGGGGAAGGGGGGGTCAGGACCTTGGGGCCCCTCCGTCAAGAC